GTTGCTTTTTTTAGGTCTTCCTCGGCTTTGGTAAGGTCTTTGACAACTTTTACCGCTTTTCTCTGTTGTATTATGGCTTCTTTTAATGTTTCAGCGTTTCGACCTAGCTCGTCAGTGCCGTTCGCTATGGCTTGCTTTAAGTCTTTTTCAAGTTGAATAAGCTCTTTTTCTGTGTCAGAAAGCTCTTGGTATTCTAACTTTGTTTCTTCAAGTGCTTCGTTATACTTCTTTTGCTCTTCGGTTAATTTTTTAGCTTGTTCCTCTTGAGCGGTAAGACTATCAGTGAATTGCTTCATTACAGAGGTTAACTCTGGAATTCCCTGACTAATTGCTTTTATCTCTTTTAACGAAACGCGAGCCATAGTTTTTTATTTATCCTATCATCCACTTCATGCCTGTGGTTTTTTCAAACCCCTGCACGGCTTTATCAAGGTGGATTTTACTTTTGTAGGTGTTTGGGTTATCGAGACCGTATTTCTTTACAGCGTCCATGTACTTTCTTTCACCCTTTAGAGCACGAGTGAAAGAAGAGACTTCACTTTGACTTCCTCTGATTTTTACTGGGATGCCGAAGTTGCTGCCAAAACCCATCATACCGAGTAGGACTTTAATTGCGCCACCCATTGCGGCGGTCTGTGAAAAAAGAAACTCATTGAGTTGTTCTTCGTTTAGTTCGCTTTTCTTTTTTCTAATCTCGTCAAAGTCAATGACGATTTCCTTCATGTCGTACATAGTGTGCGCCTCCTGCTAAATAAATAGTCCATAAATAGAAAACCAAGACCTAAGCCTTGGCAAACTATTTTTTGAATTGTTTTGCTTCTTCTTCTTTTGCGTTTACAAGTTGGTCATAAAACCAGTTTCTTAGCTGAACCGGCAAGGAGTATGCTTCAAAGAAACTCCAGTTGCCATACATTTTCATTTGAAAAAACTTTGTATAGACTACTTCCAAATATTCGTTATTCAGACCAAAAAAAGTTGGCAGTGACGGGCACCTCCATACCCTGTTCGTGTCCGCAATGACTACATTGAAAGTTGAAACTCATGTCAACATCTGGGTTAACTGCCTTATAAGCCTTTCTTAAAAAACGAGAATCAAAAGCTGGCATTGAACTGGCAAACGAGCTTATCACACTAGGGTCTGGGTCTCCGTTAACTGAAACTATCATTCTGGAGTATTGGTTTGCTAGTGGTCGCTCAATACCATATTTCTTTTGTTTTCTATTTGCTTCGGCAACATATTTTTCATCATTGCCGTCCATTAGCCTTAGCTCAACTCTAGCTTTTGTTCTTGGGAGTTCAACTACAAATGTGCCTGCTTCTGTGGTTTCAACAGATGAGTTAAGACCCTTTACCCCTAGTTGAGAAAGGTCAATAATCTCTTGTTTTGGCGTTGAACATGCAGGACAAGAAACATTTATTTCATAGTCCTCCCCATATCCATCGATACGAAGAGCAACTAGAATAGCGTTCTTATCACCTGTTAGTAATGTTGATGGGTCAAGTTTTTGGTCCACTAAAACAGACTTGATAAGTCTGTCCACCACTTCGCCTGATTGAAGAATGGATTCATTTGTTAATATTTCTTCTTGGCGTGTGGTCATAGCCTTCACCTCTACGGTTTCTTTGTCGTAGAGGGGATGACCTTGTGGATAAAACTTTCCCTCGGAAGGTAATTTTACTAATGTTGTGGGTGGTGAATAAGTCGCTTGCTGTTCTGGTATTTCAGTTGTTGTAATATTTGGTTGATTTATTCTTTCAGCATTCCGTGACATTTATACCTCTTATGCACCCGTGATCTCAGCCCAATCGTAAGCGATGGTTAGGCTGAGTTCGACGAGTTCTTCTGATGCGTAATCAAAGCTACCCCAATCTACACTAACAATGATAGGGTTGTTAAGTGTCCAAGTTTCAACTGGGTCGCCAGCAGCGTTTAGGGCTTGAATTTTGATATCGCCAATGGCATCAGCAAAAGATTTCTTTGTGAAACTTTGCTTCATTGTCTTATCTTCTGGACCCTTTACTGGTGGATAGTAGCCAGCCTCTCTTAGTAGGGAGTAGAGTTGTTGGGAAGCATCGGGGGTTAGGGGATCTTTGAGAGTAACTGTGATATCATTCCACTTAGCACGTCCTGGGAACTTGAATGAGTGGTTGATATACTGGTGTTCAACTGTGCTCACTTCCACTGTTGGACGTGTGACGTTTGACACAACCCAGCTTGGTAGTTGGTCTTGTTGACCTTTCTTACCAAAGCTAAATAAGAAACGGTGTTGTCTTTTTGGCTGTGAATTTTTGCTTCCCCAAAAGGTTGTCTGTGTCATTAGTTATTCTCTCCCTTAGTCTTCAAATGAAGCCCCTGAGTTTGTGATAAAGAAGTCTACCGCGATAAACTCGATAGCTCTTGTTGGCTTAATAAATAGTTTAGCATATAGAATATTTTGGTCAATGAGGTCAGGGGTTGTTGTTGTCTCATCGAGAACCAATCTGTACTCATCAATACCGAACTGTTGTTGCACGTCGAGCAAGAATGGGTTAGCTTCTGAGAGGAAGCGGTTCCATGTGTCTTGAACGTTTGGCTCAAACAAGAAGTTGGAGGCAATCTGTGAGAGACCTTGCTTGACGTAGATAAGCATTCTGCGAACGTTGATGCGGTCGAGTGCGCTTCTGTCGGCTTGTAGGGTCTTCTGACCGAACACTACAACACCCTCGTTGGGGAATGTAGCGATTGGGTTGATGCCCACCTCGTAAAGCTTATCACGGTCTTTAGAGGTTAGTTTCTCTGTGGCGCTTAGAACTGGGATGCCAGTTGCGTCACTTGATAGACCGCCTCGTGTGAAGCCTGCTGGTGCAAACCATGGACCACGGTCAAAGTCTGTTTTGGACATAACGCCAAGTGCGACTACTGATGGTGGTAGGTAAACAACCTTGTTGTTCTCATCGTCTAGGGCTTGTACCCATGGGTAGTAAGCGCAGCCGAATGAAGAGTCAAGCTGACGGTCAATAAATGTTTCTACTGCATCCTCAACATCACCAATGGTGTCGTTGGCGTTTGGAGCAGCAGCCTGTGTTGCTGTGCGCTCTGGTGGTGGAACGAATGCCTTCTCGATATCGATAATGGCTAGTGCATCACCACGGTCTTCGCAGCGCTCTACGAGACGCTTTGTGAGACCAGCGTTCTTTAGACCTGGGACTGTAGCCAAGTTGAAAGAAATTTGCTCTGGGTCTGATAGAAGGTCAATAGCTCTTTGTACTGAGTAGTAAGCGTAGTTATCGCTACTGTTTGAAGAGAGGAGACCTTCACGAAGGATTGGTTCTTTCTCTTTGATGGTGAAACCATCTGAACCACCGTTGAGTACGGTTGTGAACTGAGCAACGCCACGGTCGATAAGAGTCTTGTAGCTTGAGCCTGCTTTTGATGTTACAGAAGCACCGGCTACTCTGTTGCCTGCGGCGTAGGAGCTTTGCTGGACTCTGTTTCCTGAGAATGAAGCGGAAACATCATCAAGCGAGAATACCCATGAGAACTCGGTTAGACCATCCACTTCGTTTGCAGCGGAGTTTTCTTCGCTGTTTGGGTCAGCCAAGAGGCTTCTTGGTCTTGGTCTAATGATATCTAGGATATCTTCTGCGAACTGTGCGTTTGCTGTTGTCTTGCCGGTGTAGGCACCGTAGAAGACTGATGTTGGGTCAAGACCACCACCGTCTGTGTTGGCGGCTCTTAGTGGAACTTGTGGGAAGTTGAAGCGAAGTTCAGCGTCTTGACCAGTAAGAATGTACTGTGTTGTGAGGGCAGCTTGTGGTCCACCTGTCACAGAGCCCGAACCTGCAATAAATGGTGTTACGATTGAACCCAGAATATCGGTAAAGCCGTTTGAAGATGAAAGGTAGTTTACATTCTCGTAACGGATGGGACCGAACACACCGAAGGGTAGAAGTTCTGTTGGTGTTGTACCAGCCTCTACTTCTTCTTTCATCTCAACGTAAACAAACTTTGATTGGTTGTCGTATTGACCGAGGTCTCGGCTTATTCTTCTAACGTTGTCGTAAATGACTCTTCTATCGCCAACCTTTCTTGCGAGGTAGTTTGGTGATGATGGGTCGAGGTTGCAGTTGCTGAAACGCTCGACAACTTCAACTGTGTTGTCTGTGTCGTCTAGCTTGCGAAGAACTAGGTCGAATGAACCGTATGAACCGGAGATGCGACCGTAGCGCATGTTTGTGATGGAAACTTTTAGGTTATCTTGAACCCACTTGCCACCGTCACGAGCACGGAGTCTAAACAACTTTTGCATGTCCTCTGGGTCGTATGAAGCGGTGTTCTCGTTAAGGTCTTGTGCGATGAACCAGCCTGTCTCAGCCTTTTGTGATGGAAACTGGAAGTCCTCACCGCTCTCACCGCCTGAACCTGTTGAGGCGAGCTTTACGATGACACCCATGTAGGAGTCGCCAGAAATGCTGTCTAGGCTCTCTTCAAAAGTTTCACCCAAGAAGTATTTCTTGTAGGTGGTTGAACTTGCAGCGTAAATATTGCTGTTTGTTCTGATCGCGTCTGTGTTTAGAACGTTGCGAATGTATTTCTTTGAATTGGGGTTAAAGTTGAAAACGTATGAGCCTGTTGTTTCACCATCAGAAGCACGAGCAACTTCGCCTTCGATGACCAACTTGAACTCAGCGTTTTTTGCGCTTGTGCCAGCGAGGGCATCAATAAGAGTAGCGTTAAGCTGGTTGGCGCTTTCTTCATAATCGGCAGTATTGCCTGCGAGTTGGATTGTGGCACCATCTTCTCTATAAATAATAGCAGCAAGAGTACCTGTGTGCAAGCCAGTTGATGAGGAGCCGAACAGGAAGAATCCTAGAGCTTCCTCTGACTTCCATCCTGCGCGGTCAGATGTGCTTGAAGCGTCGGGGTCTTGTTTTCCGAGAAGTCTAATGAATGTCAGTGAACCGTTGTTTCTCAACCAAGCTTTTGCAGCGTAAGCGCCGTAAGCTGTACCTGCCTTTCCACCGTCTCTCCAGGCATCTCTAGCCGATTCTTGTGAAAAGGGTTCACCAAATGTTTGAACGAACTCTGAAAATGAAGTAACTGTTACGGGTCTCATGCCTGGACCACGTTCTGAGCGACCGATAACCACTGGACCAACAGGAACGGGTGTATCGGGTAGTTGTGATTGGTCAATCTCCTTGATGAAAACACCAGGGGACACAAACTTGAATCTTCTTTCTGACATATTGTATTTCTCCTAAGAAAAACTTCCTAATAAATAGTGTTATGGTGGGTCAAACACCTACTCAATAAAAAATGTCTCTTCTTTCTTGAATCGTATCTTGACCGCATTCTCTCTGACAGCAACGGTTTGTTGTTCTTGGTTGATGCCTTCCCCTATTAAAAAGCCTTCCACTCGGATTTCAATATCAGTTTCAAATCTTCTTTCTTCCTCTCCCAAGGTTGCAAGGTTATTGCTTTGGGCAAAGTCTTGCGAAACAAAACCTTCATATGAGTTGTTTTCGTCTCCGAGGTCGAAAGAGTAAGCATTACCAAAACGGTTCATAAATGGAGTAACAAGGTCATTCATATGAGTTTGATACTCAGCCACCAGTTTTACACCATATGTGACGTGAACCCAAGTTGGTGTTGGGATAGAGGAAAACTCGTAAACAACTCGCTTTGTTTTGAAACGAGAGTTTTTGTCTCCTCTTACTCTTAGGGAGTCAGCGTTAGCAAAATTCTTTGTTTTATCGGCTTGGATATTTTTGCCAACTAAAAAGTTGTTTCTTCTTCTGTCCGAGTTGTTGTAAACATTGTTGCCAAATGGTCCCATTCTGGATGGGTCTTTTTGAACATTTGTTCTTTCAATAGTGATAAGTGGGAGGATAAGTGTCTCACTTCCATCTCTGGCTTCTTTAGACTTTTTTATTTGATATGCTCTCTCTGCACCAGCCCAAATAACAGGAACCTTTCTTGTTTCTTTGTTGGCTCTAATGTGCAAGTCAAGCTGTTCATCTACCCAGCGGTAAAATGCTGCGTCGATTGTTTCTAAGGTAGAAGGGGTGTATGCTGTTGTTTCAGTTGCCATCGAATAAACCTTCCCTTGCTTTTATACACTCTGCTGTGGTTTCGTATTTTTGTCCTTCTTGACCAAACAATCTTTTTGCGCCAATGGTTTTTACTATCTCGTAGTAGTCTCCATCGTAGTAAACAAAGTCTCCTACTCTAACAAAAAGGTCTTGGTCTTCTGTGAGTCTCTTACGGTGAAAGTATACTGAGATGCGGGGTCTTTTGTCGTAACCCTTACTGTCGTTTGTTACGTCACTCTCTTGTGCCTCTACTCTTGCATAAACCCTTACTGGTGGTAAGAAAGTTTTTTGTATTGCCTCGCCATAAACAGGGTGAAAGTTTGTGTGCTCTAAACTAATAGCGTAGTAAGCTATGGCTTGACCAACCACATTTTCGATAAGTTCGGTATTAACTTGGCGAACCAAGTCTCTTTCTTTCTTGCCAACAAAGAGCGGTGGTGGTGGCGCATCTGGTCTTGTGAATTTTGCCATTTATTTACCCCACATAGATTGCATTTGGAACGTTTTCAAAAAGTTTTTGCGAGTTCTCGACAATATTTGCGTCACTTTCAGCTAAAGCTGAGTAAGTTAGTTGGTCTAGAAGCTCTTTTAGTTCTGTTTTTAAGTTTTGTTGTTCTTCTCGGGACTGACTAATAAGGTCTGAGCCATTTAGAGTCACAGAATCGTTTGGAATTGGAATAGTGCCGAACTTGGAGCGCACTTGACCTAAAATTTCCTTACAAAGTGCAAGGGCATAGCGGCGAATCCATTGCTTACCCACCGAGTTGATGTTATCGTAGGGAATATTAGCAAATGGCAAGGTGTTCATGTTGTTTACACCCTTTACTCCGCGCTCTCTGGTATCATCTACGGTGTTTGCATCTTCATCAACGGTAAATGTAAACCAAATGTAATCATCGGACTGTACAGAGTCTCCTGGGGGTGGATATACCTTTAAAAAGTTGTTGTGTAACTCGTAAGAATAGTGTGAGAAACGAACATTTGTGTGGTCTTCGTATGCCATAGCTTGCAAACGGTTGTGCCAAGTTGGAATAACCTCGTATGTTGAGTCATCAGCATACTGACCATAGGTGGAAAGGTTGCCTACTACGTTGAGACCACCGTAGTAGCTAAAGAACCTCCACATAACCTTGGGGCTTTTGTAATAAACATTTCTAATAAGAACTTTTTTGTTATTAATCTTGTTGTAATAATCAGAAGAGGCTAGAGAGCTTGAAGCCTGAACAATGGCTTGTAGGTCGTATTGTTGTGTATTTGGTTCTAGCTTGAAACTTGCTGAGTATTCTGTTAGGAAGCCACCTACGCCAGCTTCGGTTGATACACCCTCTGCCACACGACGTGCATAAGCAAAACCAAAGTTTGGAAAGTCTCTCGATGCGTCAGATGCCCCTCCTGAAATCTCTCCGTCTTCATCAAAAGAAGAAGTCGATGCTCCAAGCATGTCAGAAAGCACGTTCTTAGCTTGGTGAGAGTTTATCATATATGAGTATTCTAATACTGCTTCTTGATAAGCTGCATAAACATTACCAGTTTTTATTTCAATATCTAAAACATCGCCGCCTAGTTTTTTATAAACATAAGCTACTTGGTCTACTGCTCCGCTAATAAAAGCTGCGTTGTCGCTGTATACGGTAAATGGTAAAGCAGCTACCACATCACTTGTTGAGCCTGTGGCTGTTAAAACAGATGTGCTTACGGTAGATACTGGACTAAGTTCTGGAACTGGCATTGTCTAAACCCTCTTCTTCCTAAATAGTTTCCCCAAAGAGAAACCCCCCGCCTACCGAAGCAGACGAGGGGCAACTCTTAGTCAAAGACTAGGCTTATACCAAGTCTTGGCAGATGACGAGACCGTACATGTCTGGACGGACCATCTTCTTGCCGTAGCGTGTCATCACACCCTTACGTGGTACGAAGTCCTCTGTGCCAAAGATGGTTGGAGTGACTTGTAGTGGGACGTAAGGAGCGTAGACGTAACCACTCTCTAGGAAGCTGTTGCCACGGCGACCAACTAGAACCACGTTGCGTGGGAAGTATGGGTCAACGTAAACGTCGAGCTTCTTGGAGATGCTACCAACATTTACAGCACCGGCTGTGCCATTGGCGTCAACGGTAACGTTGGCGCGGAAGCCAGCAGTGAACTCTAGAATGTTAGCAACTTCTGGTGAGCAAACTACGAAGTTTGCACCACCGCGAACGGTGCGACGGTGAATCTCTGCGGACACATCGTTGATGGTCTCTAGAAGAGTCTCGTACCATTCGCTAACTGTACCTGTGAAGTCAGGGGCAGCAGTGCTTGCACCAACTTCAACACCAGTTACGCGGTTTACAAACTTACCAGCAGCGCGGCTCCAGTAGCGAACACCGGCACCCTTAGCAGCACCTTGAATGAGGTCGTTCAAGATTTCTTGATCGATCTCTAGGGCAATCTGCTCAGAGAGGATGCTTGTAAGCTCAACCTCAGCGTCGAGGTTGTGGTAGGCGTTGAGGTCTTGACCGAGTTCGGGTGACCACTTAGCCTTTAGCTTTTTGGTGTTGGCTGTGATAGCAACACTGTCCACCTTGATATCAATCTCGGGGATATTTGGTGTATTCTCAAGTGCCCACTCGCTTTGACCGCGAACGGAACCAACAGCGTTGCTAGCTGCAAAGTTATCGGTGATTGCGGCATCAATAACTGTGATAGCTGTGAGTGCTGTTGTCAACTGAGCAGGTGTACGACCTGTCTCGCTAGCGGCTGGAATGGCAACCAAGAGAACTCTTGTGTTGTCATCGGGGTCGATGCGAGTTAGACGACGTAGAAGAACCTCGTTTGATAGACCACCTGAGCTTAGGGTGATGAGGTTATCCATGTTAACGCCAGCGGCTGAGAGTGTTGCAACTGGAACAGAAGCAATAGCGCAGTTTGTACCGGAAGCAATATCGGGATCGTAACGGAGCAACTTATCAAAAGTATCTGAAGTTACTGTATCACCGTCGCCCATTGTGGACTCAGTTACACCAGCACCGTAAGTACCGGAAGCAACAGCAGAAATGGTAACACTAACAGTGCCTGTTGGTGAAGCATAGCCGTTGTTGAGGGCGTATGGTCCCTTTTCAGCGTTGAGACCTGGGAATGTTGAGCCGAGGTCAATACCACCAGTAATTTGAGCAGCTACAGCGCCGCCACCAAATAGTGAGGCGTTTTGGTCGTAACCAAGCTTCTCTGTACTGGAAGTGAAGTCCAAGAAGAAAATGAGACCTGATGGTAGGCTCATTGGTTGGACGGAAACGAGTTCGTTGGCGATTAGCTCACCAAAGACTCTGCGGACGATTGGGAATGCTACGGCACTAAAGCCTTCGACATCACCAGCCGCCATTGTGGAAGCTTCACGGAGAAGTTCCTTGGCTTGGTTCTCTAAGAGACGAGCCATGTTGTTTTTTGTAACATCGCTGTTGAGACCTTCAAGAAGTCCTGTGCCTTCCCACTTATTTAGTAGAGCAGCACCTTCCTTTTGGAGATCACGAGCAACAATGCCTTCTGTTAATTTTTCTAATGCAGACATAGTTAATTTTCCTCCTTTATTCTATTCCTGCGAGCTTGCGCCAATTCTTAAACATTGGAGCTTGCTCTTGTTGTTTATCTTCTCTCTTGCGAGAGGAGACGACGAGGGAACGAGTACGGCTTACAGCTTCAGTCAGTGATTCTGGTGCTGTTTTTTCATTGGTGCTACCCACTGAGTCTTTCATTGTCTCATAAACCAGTTTGGTTTCCTCAATTGTTTTGGCTTTTGCCAAGGACTCGACAATTTTACTTTTTTGACGAGTATTAAGTTCTTGTGAAGATAGTGTTTGAGTTGTGTAGAAAAGTCTAGCGTTCTGAAGATTTACTTCTGCGGCTTTGGTTTTCATCTCAAGCAATACTTCTTTTGCTTTCTTGAGCTTTGTTTTTGCTTCTTGTAGCTGCTCGGAAAGCATCTTGTTTTGGTCTTGTAGTTCTTTATTTTTCTCTTGCTCTTCATCAACTGCGGCAGCTAGTGCGGCAAGGTCAGCGTTCTCAGCACGGTCACCGGCTGTGGAGCCAGCCCAACCGTTGTTGGGGTGCTGGGACTTAATGTCAACGTTGACTTCTTCTAGAAGGGCGTCGAGTTGTTCTTCTGTTAGGGCATCGATGGCTTCATCAAGACCTTCGCCTTCTTCCATCATTTCGCCTGCTGGCTCTAGGAGTTCTTCACGGTCGATAGCAGCCTCTGCTTCGGCGGGAACTTCTTCTGCTTCTTCCTCGGGAGTAGAAGCTTCGTAGTCAGCCATTAGCTCATCGAAGTCAATAACTATTTCTTCTTGGTCGTCTTCAAGGGCTTGGGCAAGAGCAACAGTTGCTGCGTCTGGGACTTGTGCCATTAGTGAGTCATCACCAGTTGGTTCAGCAGGCTCGGCGTCCATTTCCATGTCCATAGCCATTTCTTCACCACCTTCGGCAGTCTCCTCCTCGGTGGCTTCTAACTCTTCTTCTTCGTCCTGCTCAAGAAGGTTCTCCAAAGATTCTTTTAGTTCTACGGAATACTTCTCAATAAGTTGCTTCTCAGCATTACGAAGGGCTGTTTCTTTTAGCTCTTTCGCATCTGCTATTGCCTTTTCAAACAATGATGACATAATACACTTCTCCCATGACAGAAATAGTCGTTAATAAATAGTCCTAACGAAGCCAAAAAACTTATTTAGCTTTTTGCTCGTTGGTTATCTTTCTAGCGATTCTTTTTCTGCGAAGTTTTTTTAATCTTCTGGTCTTGGATGGCTTGACATAGAACCTTCTTTCTCTTACTTCGTCTATGATGCCTTCTTTCTTTACTTTTCTTGAGAACCTTTTTATTAGTCTCTCGCCGGGTTCGTTGCGGCGAGCTTCCACTTTAACGTGTGCCATATTACCTCTTTTTAGCTGTGGCTAGGGTCTTCCAGTTTCTCCCTCCAAGAGCCATGATGCCTGAAATGTCCACACCAGGGTCTTTTGCACTTACGCCAGCCATAGGACTAGCGGAGGCTGCACCTTCAACGGGTGCGTCCATTGGTTCGATTCCCTCAAAAATGTTTGAATACGCACCTTCGCCTACTGCTTTTGTAAGCATTTGTCTTTTCTCGGCAAGGCGCTTCTTTTGTAGTTCTATTGCTTCTTGGTTTGTGTTTCTTTGTGGTTCTGGTGTAGGCTCTGGTTGTTTTGCTTCAACAATAACATTGCCCATTCCTTTAGCCACCTCTGCTACAACCTTTGTAAGAATGCCTTCCTCGATAATAACTTCATGGATGCACTCTTTGATAATGGGTTTAATAAGTTTTTTTAGTTGTTCTCGCTTCATAGTTCTCTCAACCAATCGCAGTCAAACTTTGCTGCTATTTTTTCGATCTTTTGCATCTCGATAACATCATAACCCGTTGGGTCTGTGAGAGCGCCATAGCTTGCTCTCTCGTGCGTTTGCTTCAAACGAGCGCACTTTCTTCTTTGCTCGCCAGCGTCCATTTCATTCATAGGTTCGCCGCTTGTTAGTAAGTAGTCTCTTGCGCTGTTGAGATAAGCAGAAGCCAAAGCCACTTTCTTCATCCACCAAGAAGGAAGGTCTTGCTCTGCGCTGAAACCTTCTAGGTGTTGTAGAATATCTTGACTATCCTCGATGGCGAGTTTTGCTTGACGACGGGCAGAAGATACATCTGTGTGTCCGTCTTCGTTGAGAACTGCTTGTAGTTCTTCTTTGATAAGTTTTCTCAACTGTTCTTTATTCATAGGTCAAAGTCTCCACCCAAGTAAAGAAGTCTGTCTCTCATAAGTCTGTTAGCGAGGTTCTTTAGTTCGGGTTTCATTAGGGGGTAGCCTATTGTTTTTTCCCATTTAGCGGGAATGTCTTCTTTATCAATAGAACCACCAAACATAGTCTTTACTACTTCAGCAAACTTTTTGTAGTCGTCCTCGGAGACTTCTACGTCTTTGAGACCAACATTGTCGAGCATACCTTCGGTGACGACTGCTTGTATTTCTTCTTTGATTATTTCTCTTAGTTGGTTCTCGTTCATTTATTTTCTTCCGACAAGAATGTCATTGAGGGCGCGGTTGATTCTGTCAGCCTTGCCAAATATTTCTCTTTCCTTTGCTTCTTTCATAAGGTAAGCACCGGGGGTGGATGCCTCTGAAACAAGGTCAAAGCAAATAAGTGTGAAGTCGTCCTCTACCATAGTTAGCCCACGCTCTTGACGAGTTGAACCTAAACCACGAGAGGAGATACCCAGTGAGCCACCGTCCAAAACAATTTGTTGGGCGATTTTGCCTGCTGGGGTATTGAGTAGTTTTAGTGTTCCGTAAACTGCATCGCCATCCATATGGATTTCTGTTACAAGGTGTGATGCGTTTTTTAGTTCCACGACTGATGTATCGGGGTGATCGAGTTCTCCGTATGCTCTGCGGTCACGAACTATTTTTTTGTAGTTCTCGACTTCTCTTTGGAGAGCGCGGGGTGGGTAAACTCTGCCGTTGCCGTTCTTTTTGTTGGCGTGTTGAAGGAGACCTTTTAGGTAAACGAAACCATCGTCAGCACGCTTGGCTTCCGTTAGTGTTTCAAGTTGAAAGTATTCTATTAGAACTTGTTTCTTTGACATAGCTAAGACCCCTTGCAGCAGTTTGTTGGTGGGCGAAGCATCCAGTGATTATCTACCCAAATGTTTATGTTGCTCATTCTCCGTCCCTTAGAGCTTTTACAATAGCTGCAAGACCTGCTGCCATTGCTCTTGCTCTTTCGTCGCTAACGTCACCTTTGTTTAGCTCTCTAATTGTGCGGTCAATCATTTGATACTTATCAAAATCTGACGCTTCGCTAAGAAGGTTTTGAACCTCTTCTTTAATCATTTCTTTTAGCTTTACTTTGTCCATTTTATTTTTATTCCTTCATCGTCAAATACTTGACAGAGTATGTAACTTGTCCCAGAACTTAGACACCCTAATAAAATAGGTGTTACGAAGTTTGGTTCAAATGTAAATAGTGGTGTAAAAGGAGAAATGACGCAAAGAAAGAACCCTACCCAAAAGCCCATACACATTGGGCAATGGAAGAGTTCTCCAAGTTTTCCTTTTGTTGGTCTTATTGGTTTTAGTATTGAGCCATAGACAAGTATTTGTGTGAGCCCATAGGCTACTAAAATAAATGTTAAAAGTTCCATTATATCCTGTAAACAAGTGGTGTGATGTAAGGGTCTTTTGGAAGTGTGCCCTTATCTTCTTCTTGTGGAACTTCGCCAAGTTCAGTAGCGTCTTCTTCTGGTGGGTCAAGAAGGTATTCGTCGTATTCGTCTTGGTAGTATTCGTCGTAGTGTTCGTTTTGCTCGTTTTTCAAGTATTCATCAACGTGGAAAACAGCGAGTTGCAAAATGGAACGGTCTTCTACTGGTTTGCCAAATGTGGCTTCCAAGGAAGCATAAATGTTGCCACCTTGTACGGTTTCTGGTTTTACAAGACCAACGCGAACCATGTAGTCCATAAGACGCTTCATGGCTGCATAAGCTTCGTCTGTGTAGTTGCCGTCTTTGGCAAAGCAAAGCAGCTTGTCTTTTTTAACAATAATGGTGAGGTAAGGGTGTGTGAGAAACATAAGGTCGCCGTCAATAGTCTTTGTGACCGCTACTTTCTTTTTTAGCGTCTCCATTTCTTTTTGGCGGCGAATCTTTATTTTAATTGTCATCGGACTGAATCTCACTTACCAGCTTTTGAATTTTGAGAACATCAATAACTGTGCTCTCATTTATTTTTTGCTTACCAACATTTTCTAAAATGTCAATAACTTTTTGTGTGTTCTCGACCATTACCTCGTCTTCTTTGATTTCGGGGAGGTCAAGGCTTCCAGCTAGAACACCTTTGAGGCGACCTAGTTCTTCGTTTAGGAAAGAAACCAAGCCAGAGGGGTCAGCGATAAAAAGGCTTAGAACCTCTCTTTGCTCTGGTAGTAGGGAAGAATACTCACGGTTGAATACTTTAACGTATTGTTTAAATGTGAAGTCGTCCATACTCTTTGTTTGTGGAGTAAGAACTTTCTTGCCTGTCATTTCTTTTAAAAGGTTGGTTTCCAAAAGAACTTTTGTTTTGCCAACTGTTTCGTCTGAAAAGAGTTGAGCGATGCTCGCTAGGGAGCGGTAGTTTGGAACGTAGTTATTATAAACTTGTGGTGAAATAGTTTTATTAACTTCTGAAATAAGAAAAGACTGTCTTTTGAATACTTCTTTCTTATCGAGTTGATGATAAGAGTTGCGGCACTCAACAATAATTTTTGCTGCGAGAAGTTGGTCTGCTTCTTTTGTTTCGTAAATGCTTTTGTAAAGTTGGAGTTCTTTGTGTAGAATGGTGCCTTTACCAAAGTGCTCTTTAATAACTTTTAAAACTTTTTGTTTCTTTTTGTTGTCTCCGCGAATAGCAGCCTTGGTCATTTCACGAACCAGTGCTTCAAATAAAAATGCGGTGTTTCTTTTCTTGTTATGTTTAGCCATTCTTGTTCTCCAAACTTTCGATTAGTTTTTCGATTTCCTTATTAGAGTTCAGAATCTCCGACTCCATATCCTCATAAATAGTTTTGCTTTCATTAAAAACATAGCCCTTACCGAGTTTATTCAACTCTTCCGCGCCTGTGGCACGGGCTGTGGTGCGCTGACCACCAACAGGGTTGGCAATGGCAGAGTTGTGGCGCTTCTTTGCACCTTCGCTTCTGCGGTCTGTTTTTACTGGTTGGTACATTTTACCTTTGGACTTATTGGTAGTTGTCATTCCGTCTTTAAAGGTATAGTGAATAGTGTCTTCATCAGCTTCTGTGAGTTCTTCATCGCCAGGAGTTGCCAAGAGGGGGCTTTCTTCTTCTGCTCCACCGGCTTCTTCTTCTCCACCAAGGTCGAGTTCTTCACCTTCACCACCCAAGTCAAGCTCATCAGCGCCACCAAGGTCGAGCCCACCGGCATCACCACCTTCCTCTGGTGCTTGACCAGCGGCTTCCATTGCTGCTCTGAACTTCGCATCATAGAACATCTCCTGTTCGTTACGAACAAACTCTTCGTCGGTCATATTGAATAGGCGTGTGGCTATCCATCGACGTGAAACAAAACCTTCTGTGGCAGAACCTGCAACGGAGAACTTCTTCTCCCAGTGCTCCAACTCTTGTAGTTCAGCAATCTTGCTTGGGTTGTTTAGTTTGAGCTTAAAAGAAAGTAGGTCTGTGCCTCTGTATCCTAGAACATAAAGGTGAACAATGCAAATCTTTTCTAGCTCGGAAACAACTGAGCGTTGTAGTCTTTGAATAGTTCTGGCAAAACGAATATCTTTCTGGGCTAGGGTTGTTTTGTCTTCCTCTGCACCTTCACCACGGGCTAGGTAAGAACGTGGAATTTTAAGAGCGGAGAACAGTTTGTCACGGAGATAATTTACGTCGTCAATGTCGCCTGTGAAAGCACCACCGGGAAGGTTCTCAATACGAGAACTTTGACCACCACGGACGGGAATAAAATAGTCCTCGTCAATAGACATTGGGTTGTAGCGAAGGTCAACACGACCTGTGTCGGGATCTACAACTTGGTTTCTTTTTAGTGAGGTTTTGACCCTCTCCATGTATTGCTCAACATCTTCGGGGGCAATAGCGCCAACGTCAATGTAAAAAATTCTTCTCTCGGGCGAACGAACAATGCGGTAAGCCATCATTGCGTCTTCAAGCATTGTTAGCTGACGCCAAATGCGTCTGGCTGGTTCTAGCACCGATGTTCCGTATGGAGCATACTTGTCATTACCAAGAATACGGAAGTGTGCTACTTGCCAGTTTTCAAAGGTCATACCTGCGGAGTTCCATTGGTATTGAATGTAGTTCGGGTTTGTTTTGTCCTCGCCTTCTAGTCTTTCGACTTCTGCTGAGGGAAGGGAAAGAACAGACTTTACACCTATTTTCTCATCAACGTCGAGATAAAGGTAATAGTCACCCATCTTGCACATACCACGAGCCCAGCCGTAAAGGTTGAACTCAACGTTTAGCACGTCGTAAAGAAGTGTGCGGAGTGTGGAGCGAATCTCGTCATTGTGGCAAACAACGTGAAGTAGGGGTTGTAGGTCAGAGAACGTGGTCATCTCGTCGGCATAAATGTCGAGAGTTGAAGCAATCTCTGGTGTGTATTCCATTTGGTCGAAATCTACATAACGCTCTGCTCTATTTTGTGACGCATAGTATTTTGCTGAATAGTTCTCATAAATGTTGTGCTCGGCTTTCTTGAACTGTTTACCAGAAAGTGAGGTAAACTTTGTGCCGTATTTATCTAGCTGTTTTCGTTTGAAACGCTTTTGTTGTTCCGAGTCGTAGTTAACAATAGGTCCAGAAAAAAGTCTGGTTAGGACTTTGTAAAGAGGACTTGCTTCGTTTCTTGGGTTTCTTGGGTCTGCCATTTTTTATCCCTTCAATAGAGCGATGTAATTCATCTGCGCGTAAGCTTGAGTTTCTTTATGCTTGCCGGGAGAAAACGAATCTTGTTTCGCTTTGTATCCCGTCATGCCTGCGATTCTCGTATCAAACTTTGTCTTTGATGTGCTTATCGAAGACAACATCGCTTTTCGGTAATCTAACTCTCTTTGGTTAACAACTAATGCTGTGTCTCTTACCCAGCAAGAGATGGCTGTCGCCATAACCAAGTCGTCGTTATAACTTCTTTGTGCTTCGGCTCTGCCGTTGTTCCAAATGAACGTTGTCATTTCATTATACAACCTAGCCGAGTTTATTTTAATTAGTTTATTCCTCACAAACTCTTCCAGTTTTGCAATAATGAGGGGTCTTGTCTTTGGTGTGGTGGAGAAGCCAATAATAGAGTTGGCTATTCCTTCTGCTTGGAGTTTGTCCACATACTGGTGAGTTCCCTTTACTGAGTAGTACAGGTTTGGATGGTCTAGTTCTTTTAGTTTTTCTAGGACTGCAATACCAAGCGAGTTGTTCTCGACCACAGTTAAACAAAAGCCGTATTCTTTTGACGCATCGTAAATAATGTGGGAGTAGTCGTCTAGGTTTGGTTTGCCTTGGTATTCTGCTACTTGCTCAAAAGTATCGAGACGCCAGATGTGGAACGCAGAGTGGTCCTTGCCGTCGCCACGGGCAACGTCGCCTACGAGTAGGTATTCTGCGCCTTCTTGGTATCCTTCCCATATCCAGAAGTTGCGGTCCATGCCTGTTTTGTGTGTTGGTTCTACTAGGGAAGTTCTTATTACTTCCATGTCTTCTGGGTGGAAAACACCTTCGCCGGATTGGTTGAAGGAACACTCCAACTCTTGTGCGATTTCACGGCGAGACATGTTGCGGGTTTCTTTTTCAAACCATTCTTTGTCTCTGTCTGGATGAACGTCCCAAGGAAGTCTTATTGGGTTGAAATCATTTTTTCCTTCCTCGGCTTCTGTGTAGGTTTTGTGAAACCAGTTGCCTACGCCATTTGGAGAGGAAAGTGAAATGCAACGACCACCAGTGGATAGCGTTGGGTAAAGACCAGCCCACATCTCGTCCATGCCATCAACGAATGCAGCCTCGTCCACTACTAAGAGGGTCAAGGCTTCTGAACGACCTGCGTCACCTGATGTTGAAGATGCTTTAATTTGTGAGCCGTTAGCCAACTCAAAAGAAGTCCTGTTGTCGATGGTAATTTTTGAAATCATCATCCAATCAGGAAGGTTCTTAAAAATGGACTTTACTTTCTTTACGAGGTTTGCTGCTGTTGCAAGCTTTGTTGCAACTACAAGCACGTTTTTATCTCTGTGGAAAAGAAGCATCCAAGAGATGTAAGCAGCGGCTGTGGTTGAAATGCCTAACTGACGGGCTTTGAGAATAACGTTGAAACGATAATCATTGAAGTCCCGAATAGCTTCTTCCTGAAAAGGGTAAAGCTTAAACGGAATCAGACCCTTCATAGGGTGAGAAATCTTACAATAGTTTTTAATAAAATAAACGGGGTCTTTACCCGCTCTGAGTATTTCTTGGACTTTCTGCTGTTTGTTTAGTTGATAAGACATTAAGCATTTTTAGGACGGGTATCATTCTTTGGACGTTTACCAAAACCACCCTGCTCCAAGAACTTCTTGTAGGAGTCAGCCATCTCACGCTTATTGACTTCTGCACCAGTTGCGGCTACAACATCAGAGAGACCAGCGATTTTGTAGCTGCGAACGGCATGAACGAGTGTGCGGTAGCGTGAGACATATTCTACATCAACCTTGGAACCATCGCCTTCGGCTGTTAGTGTAATGGACTTGCCAGCTTGTGCGCGGTAGTTCTTTTTAAGACCATCGACTAACTTTTGAATCATGTCGTCCATTTCGTTTTGGAAACCATTGATGCCATTTTTATGCACATCTTTGAGTGTAATCTCTGCCTCGTATGAAACAACAACCTTATCACCAGCGAAACGAACCTTACCAGCGTCAAACTGCTTACGGTTTGTGTTTGGTAGTGAGTCTCTTTTTAGACCCAAGTCAACTGCTTCACCCTTTGAATCGACGGCACCATCATATAGTTGCCCTGCTGCCACTGAGAGGTCTTTTAGAACTTGTAAATCTGCGTTAGCCATTATTTGGTCTCCAACCTTGTCGCCAGCGTTCCTCACGCCCTTCGACATATTTTATGTGGCAGGTTTCACAGCACTCCCAACGTAAAACAAATATTTCATCACGAGCAGTGAGGTTGTATTTGTTACATTGAGGACAAGAAGCGTTGCCACTCTTCATAAGTAGTTTTTTGCTTAATAAAACACCTTCCTGCTCTACCTTCTCTTGTAGTTCCTCTTGGGCAAAGTGTTTTTCGTTTATTTTTTTGAGTTCTTGGAGGTATTCTTCCTCCTTTTCTTTGTCCCAACCTGAGCGTGGGTTGTGGATGGCTTTTTCACCGTATTTGTCTTTAATAGCTTTTTCTATCTTTGCAACATAGTTTTGGTCTTTCATTTTACCTCTTATGCTAGAGTGCGCTCAACCAATGAGCCAGATGGTGGGTAGTAGAACTCGTAGTCGTCATAAACTCTGAAAAAGTCGCACCATCCTTGTAGGTTGTCTGAACCTGCAACGTTGTTCATTAGAAAACCAATGTAGGGTAACTCACCAGCATAAGTTCTTTGAACTAGTTGATACCAGCCAACACCATCGGCTGAGTGGTCGAAGTTATAAGTGGTCGTGTTTGTACCGTTGTTATACGAAACTCGGATTCTTAAATAAGAAAACGACCTGTAAATGTTATTTACGTTTGCTCCACCGTAAGAAGTGTAGTTGTTCCAAATTTGGGCTCGGGCTTGAAAAGTGCTTCCCTCACGAGCAACAACACAGTTCCATGCTTTTGCGGTTGTTGGGTTGGTGGCAATATCTTCTGCAATAAAAATACCAACATTTGGAAAGTCGCTGGCATCAAGAGAAACCCAACTCACCTTTGACCAAAAAGCATATGTGTAGTCGCTGCCAGGATTTGTTGGTGCCGACTTATAAATACCAACAAGTCTGTCGCCTGGGACTGTGGCACAGTCTAAAACAAGCATTTGTTGGGCTGTTTGGGTTGTCGCAGAAAATGTAACACTGCCTGCATTCCAAGTAGACCAGCCCGAAAGAGAGCCTGTAAACTCATCATCAAGGGCATTGGCTGTGCCAGGAGGAGCCATAGCATCCCATTGGTTGTATGTTGTGCCTCCACCGCCACCAGTGGCTGCGATGGTTAGAGTATCCGTACCTGCGTTGGTTGTAAGTGTAATACCAGAACCAGCAGCAAATGTGATAGAGCCTGATGGTGAATCCGCAAGAATATCGCTCTG